GGTCGTCGTCAACGTGGATGAATGTCTTTGCTATGCCGATGCGATTGAATCCTGCCTCTACCAAACCGCCGATGATGTACGCGCGGCTTCGTGAATCTACGCAGTGTATGTCACAAGCTAATCCGCGTAAATGGCTGCTGTTTTTTTTACCACCAACCAGCCGATTCCGCTCTGGCGTCCTATAGCCGCTATTGATTTTGAATGGAATACCAGCAAGGTGTCGCGCCTTGTCCAGCATCTCCAGAAATACCTCATCCATCATTTGCTCGCCGCTGCCGATTGCGTCAGGGCTGTCGAACTCATGATAGTTGAAGTATCTCATTGAAGGGCTATTGAGAAAGCTGCAATAAAAATGATGACGTCAGCAACATCTCCACGGCCATAGATGTAGGCCTTGTATATCATGTTAGCTAAGACTGTCGCTAAGATAATGTAAATCACTTTTCCTTCTTTTGGATGATAAACCATTTGCTGTCGTGGCACAGGATGCTCAGGCCGTCGTAGCTGCGGTCAAAGTCGTAAGAGGTAGCGCCGTCAATTGTCTCACTGACGTCGTCAGGCCGAATGCGAACGTAACCATTTGCGGAAATAGTGCTGTCGCTTTTGAAGCGTATAATGCGGCCCTCGTTGCCAGTAGTTGAAGGCAAGTTGATTGTGCTGCTGCCGTTAGGTCCAGCCCACGAATTGAAAATTAAAGCGTCAGTGCTGCGCACGTCGTACGTGCCACCGTCGCGGTTTTCAACGTCTGTAACGGGTTGCTGTAACAAACGCTGAAATACATTAGGCGGCAAATTACCGTCCTCTGCAGCAATTGCGTTGCGCAAATCGTACACTGGCTCACTGTCGTCAATTGGTGTGTGGTCGTCAATCACCTCCACATCTGGCGTACTTACGTTTGTGTCGTCCGTAGTAATGTGGAATGCTTCGTACTCTGCCTCAACTGCGCGAGCTAAAAACGTCGTTTCAAAAGGTAAGAAGTTGCGCGTGTTAAACAGCAATGCATGAAACGGACTGACGAACGCCTTGTAAAAGCTGCCGCGTTTGACGCGCGTGCTGGCGTTCTGGCCTGCAATAATTTCCTTCACACCTAGCTGGTGGATGCTCGACGTCGCCGATGGGTTTGCAAAGCTGGCAAAGCTGTCGACTATCTGATCTGGGCTGCTGTTGTTTTCGTATATATTTCGGTAGTCGTAGATGCCACTGGAGCCTATCACTACCTCGTCTTGTTGCAGCGTCTCTTGATTTGTTGATGTGGTCAACGCATTGTAAATGACTTGGTCACCATTCGTAGCGTTGCCGTTAACTACTTCAATTTGAAATTGCAGTTTTCCGTAGGCGTCGGTTCCAGTTACGTCAGTTATCAATGTGCCATCACTGTCGTACCCTTCAATATCTACCGTCGCTGTGATGCCTGTCTGGTTGCTTGTCAATCCGTCAAGCTCAATAATGAAGTTTTCTATTTCAAGTACGCTAATTGCCGCGCCTGTAGTAACGTAGAATTGCCCTGTGTTGCGATCTAGATATATGGGTGTAGGCGTAGCCGCCCAGTAGAAATATCCTGCCGTCGATGACCACGCTGGAGTTGTAAAGGTCATCACGTCAACGCTGTAACCGTTTGCAAAATTGCCCACGTTCATCGTCTCTGGGCCAAAGTTTACCGCATTAGTGTAGTACAAGCTGCCCACCTTTATCTGCGTTTTCATTACAAGGCGACCGTATACATCCGAACCTGTGCTGGTACCATCGCCATCGTACGTGTGCTCATAGTTGTAGCGTAATCGCAAGACCGTGCCAGAATCGTATCCAAGGCTATTGTCATTGATGACAGTGCCCATTTCGGTCTGTTGAGCTGTAGCGTTTAAAAACTGCGTTTTAGGACCAAGCACGGGCAGGTTAGCATTTGTCCGCCAAATACGTTGAACCTTGTTAAGCGGTGGTAGGAAGGTAGTGACGCCGCCACGCATTCGAACCATGTCTGTGTCGACTGTCAGTTGTGTATCTGTAGCTGTAGCCGAGGCGCTGACTGTGCCAGCCTTCGTGACTGTGTAAAGGTTGACCGTTGTGCTGTTTATTACAGCCCCAACAGGGACAAAGTAGAAACACCCCTCATGCAAAAACACGCGAGCATTAAAAGTTATAGCAAAATTCTTGAGCACTTCGAAGCAGTCCATTCCTCGCGTTGCACCGCTTATATCATTGTTGTAAAAAGCTGCGTGACCTACTTCCAACTCAATTAGCGGGTTCACGCTTGCAAACGTCGTAGGCTTAAAGTCATTGGCGTAACGCAGAAAAACGTCGGTACTGTCAAATACGTGCAGTGCTCGTGTTTTGTTCAGCAGCTTGACCAAATGCTCTGCAATTGTATCGCGGCCTGTGTACAGCGTGCCGTCGTCATCGTACAAAATGTTTTTCAAGTTGCCCAAGTCGTCTACCGCTGTCATGCTGTTTGCAATGGGGTATGCCTCATCCTGCAGCTCGACTTGTTCGTGCAGCAGCACGCCGGTCCAAAACAAAGTATTCGCGCCGTCAGGGTCTTTGTAAATGCTTACGGTGTAGTCAGCGTCTTCGCTTGTTGCCAAGGCCTCAAGAAAAGTTGTGTGAGCTTGCACGTTTTCAACTAGCGTAAACGTCACCTCGCTGCCAATAATTGGCTGCATGCGGTCCTCGTTGTTGCCGCTGTAGCGTAAGGTAAAACCGTCAGCACCAAGGTTGAACTCAGTAGAGCTGCCAACAAACCCAGCTTGGTGGATGTTCAGCTTGTACGCTGTGCCAAGGTCGTCTTGAAATTCGGCGTGTAGTCGGATCGGGTCAGCCATTAGAAACCTCTTACTCTGTTACGGTCAATTGCATTGCGCTCGCTCGTCAGCAATATGTCACGGCCTGAAATCTTACCAGTGACTTGTACTTGCTGGCCGCCCATCATATCCTGCAGCTTGCTCAGTGGTGCGATGACCTCGGGGTCAACTCCTGCGCCTTGGTTGTCACCTACCATGGCAAGCGTTGGACCAAAGGCAAGGCCACCCTGTGCAAGCGCTGGCGGTTTGCTCTCCATTCGTGCCTGCAAGCCTTTGATGACTGCACCAGCCGCTACCAAACCGACACCTGCAGCAATTGCCGCTGGCGGGTTTGCAATCAGGTTAGCGTAGAACGCTGTCGCAGCCACACCAGCTGCAATAAACTGCGCACCTAAATCAATCAACAAGTTTGCAAGGCCCGCGATGGCTTGACCAAAGACGTCGGCCATCGTCATCGTGCCAGTGATCAGGCCACCAAGCGCCATGCCTATACCCACGTATGCCGCTTCCATCTTTGACGCCATGTCAATGCTAATGCCGATTTCATTATTGAGCCTACCTTGATTGTCAGCCATGTCGCTGACAGCCGTGCTGCTTTTTTTAATCAACTCCGGCTTAGGTGCAATTTGTCCGCCGCCTGATGTATCGGAAGGTGTGACATCTACCGCGCCTGCTCCCGCGCCACCTCCGGCAAACATGCCGCTGACCATTTCGGTGAGGCCGCCAAGCGTGCGTAGCGTTTCGGCTACCGTGTCCTCGCTTACCAAGCTGATCGGTTCGCGGTTTACTTGGTCTTCTACCGCCGTCATAAAATCCTCGGCGGCTTTCGTTCCAAACTCGGCCATGCGTTCGCCTGCGTTTACAAATGCTTCGCCAATAATGTCAGGTATCGCACTGAAATCGCCGCGCATCACCGCGCCAATAATGGTACCAAGGTCTTTGAAACCTTCAATTACGCTGTCGATTGCGAACAGAAAAAAACTGAACACCACCTGTACCGTGCCTTTGATACCGCCAATAACGCCGCGCAACAAACTGGATTCGTTGTAAAGCGTAATAAAGCCGTTGATGACAACGGTAATATATGGCGCGACCTCATCGGCGAAGGTGACGATGGCAATACCAAGTCCAACGATGGCAGCGACGACTAAACCAACCGGTGAGATAATTGCCATAAAACCCTGCACCAAAGTTGGAAGGATGACCAGCAGCGGACCAAGCGCTGCGCCAATGCCCGCACCAATGACCATGAACCGCTTGACTTCAGGCGTCAACTTTTGAAAGTTGGCCAGCATATTTTTTAAACCGTCAATTACTGGCGGCAAAAACTCCATAATGATGGCGCCAAATTCTTCTTGCAAATCGCCGAAGCTGTTGGCTAGTTGCTTGAGGCCACCCGTGCCTGCCTTGGCTGCAGCTTCAGCACTGCCGCCGTACTGTTTTTCCAGCTCCTCCAGTATGATGCTCTGCGCCTGCGCCATGTCGCCGCTCTCTGCTAGCGACTTTATGACCTGCTTCTGGTCTTCGCTGAATTGGATACCTGCGCGGCTCATAGCGCTAAGGTTGGCCACTGGATCATTGAGCGCTTTACCCAACATGATGCTGGCGCTCTTAAGGTCGCCGTCCAAACGTGTGGCAAGGTTTAGCGCCGCCTTTTGACTTTCTGCAAATTGCTTACCTGTGATATTGGTAAACGTCAACAGCTGCGCCGTCGCATCCTTCAAAATCTCCTCGTCACCAAATAGCGTCTTGCTCTGCAGGTCGCTCGCCATCTTCTGCAGTTGCTGAGAAGTATAACCTACGCTTGCGCCTGTGGACTTTAGACCTGCCTCGACTTGTGCAATTGCTTTGGCCTGCTGGTCAAATGCTTTGACGGCTGTAACTCCAAGAGCTGCGATAGGTGCCGTCAGCCCCATCGTCATATTCTTACCAAGCTGCTTCGTGTTCTTTCCGAATGTGCGCATTTTGCGCATAGACTTGCCAAGCGCCTTGTCAAAGTCGCGCGTCGTTGCGCCTATCGTTACTATGAGATCGTTCAGCTTTGCCATTCGTCGCGCTCTTTAATTGCTTCCAGCAGTTGCTCCTTGGTTAGATTCTTTGCGTTTTGTTTTGGTCGCTCCCAAGGGAATTGCATCATATCCTTTGGTCGCAATTTACGGCCTTTCCGTAGATGGGGCTGCATGTAGATTGTGGCCAGCCATCTGGTGCGCTCCCATTCAAAGCGCTCCTGCATCTCTGCCGTCTCACGGTTGGCCTCCAGCGCGAGGCTTAACTCGCCAAACGTCATGTCCCAGAACGCAGAAGGGGACAGGTGCAGCACACCCATCCCCATCCGAATAACGTCAGGCCACCCTACAGGCTTGTCGCTTTTGTCTACGCTTTTTTTTGGTCGCTGTATTCACCGAGGACGTCAAAGCATTGTGTGACGTGTGCCAGCGTAATATGCTCCTCGAACTCTTGCAGCTCCATATCGAAGTCAACGCCTTCGAAGTTGCAACCGCACTCTACGCCCACAAAGCAAAGGAAAGCGCAGGCATCGGCTGAGAGCTTCGACGGATCTGACAAGCTAAACACGTTGACCTTCGCCTTGCGTTCGAACTTCTTGAGCGCCTTCATCGAGTAGCGCACAGGGTATTCATTGCCGTTGATTTCTATCATACGATAGTTGCCTCAGTTACTTCTCCAGTCAGTTCGAAGGTAGCGCTATAAGTAGCTGTGTCCTCAGTGCCGCCTGACTGCTCCAAGCTGGTCAAGAAACCGCTGGCGCTGTAGCTTTCGTCTCCAGAGATTTCGCTGCTGAACTTCAGCGTCAACTCAGTGCGACCTTCCCATGCGTCATACAGGTCGGTAACGTCTTTGTTCGAGGCGTCTTGATAGTCAATCAAACCGCTGCAGCTGATGGATCCAGAGCGCAAGCCGCCGAGCAGCTCACGGTATCCCGCTGAGTCCTTCGTAGTGATGTCGATGGTCTCCATGTTAAGAGACAGCGAGCAGTCCGTGGCGGCTGCTACGAGCGTGCCACCGATGTACACGCCTAAATTTGTTCCGTTGAAAATGGCCATTTTATTCTGATTCTATAGATTCGTCGTCGGTCTTTTTCTTTGGCGCGTCAAGGTAGCCTTTTTCTTTTAGCTCTGCAGCAAACTCTGACGTCACGCTTGGCGTGGCGCCCTTCTTCCAGTTGTTACCGCGCAGCTTGCACGCCTTCATGATTGTAACCTTCATGGCTGCAATTTACGGCAAAATCATTGACTGCATCAAATGCCTTTTTTAGCCAGCAGTATCTTCAATTCATTGACGGCCTCCAGCAAGGTGTCCAACTTCTTGGCCATATCGTTCTCGCGTTTCTCAAGGTTGATGATGCGCGACTTCAGCACCGTGACCTCTTGGTTAATCTTTGTCCATGCTGCGATGCCTCCACCCAGCAACGCGATGAACTCGAATATCATCGCCGCCGTTATCTGTTCCATGCTCAAATATCGTCAATTTCAAACCAACC